TACGCCCCCGTGTGCGGCCCGCCGCACCGACCCTCGCAGACGAGTTGTTTATTCATGTGTCTGTTTCCTAGCGCGCCAGCACCAGCCCCGCAAAGACCCCGAGCCAGAACGCCAGCAGCAGCGCCGCGCACCAGCTCTCGGTCTCGGTCAGCGGCCAGAGGTCGTCCCGCATCGCCTCCGTGGGCGCCTGGATGATCCGCTTGACCGCCTCCACCCGCGACATGTCATCGCTCCGCATGGTCCCCCTCCTCCACGTCCGGTGCTGGCGGAAGACTCCAGAGGCCGTTACTCTTTATACCCGTCGAGATGACGGCACCAGCGGCCCGCAACCGACGCCCCGCGTTACGGAATTCCGTCGCCCGGCCCTTGAAGTGGTCGAGCGCGCGGATTTCTTTCGGCGGCGTAAGTGTCCCGCGTCGTGCGCGCAGTGACTGTAGCGCGCCGAGCGCGTCCGTGAGCGTATCAGTCATCACCCCTCCACACTGTCCGCGTCCGGCAGGCCGAGCAGGATCCGCGCGATCGCCGGCACGCTCCAGCCCTCCCCGATCCAGTACCCCACCGTGTCCGGCTCGACCACCTCGAGCAGCCCGGGGGCGCCCTCGTCAAGCAGCTCCCGCAGCTCCTGTGCCTTGCGCTCGGCTGTCTCCATACAGCAGCTGCAAATATCCGGGTGCCTCGGGTCTGCGAGGTAGGCATACCGCGCGCCGACGTCCGGATCGCCGCACCACGCGCAAGTCGGGGTCGCAGAATGATAACCGCTCATGTCTCTGCCCTCCATACAGAGAGTGTACCGCGGCGCAGGCATGGTGTCAACATCTATTTTTACCTGTTTTTGGGCGCCGCAGGCTGGGCAGACGACCAGGCTCATCGGACCCTCCGCCCCGCCCGATCGGGCGCGACCTGGTCGGCCTTCACCCGCCCCTGCGCGACGCACCAGGCGACGAACGAATCCAGGCCGCCGACGAGATGCACCACGCCGGACTCGACGCACGCGGCGCGGAAGGCGATCTGCGCCGCACTGAGCCGGCCCCGAGGGGCTTTCACCTCAATCCACCCGGCGATCGCGCCAAGGTCGCGGCGCGGCGGGAACATGAACCAACAATCTGGCAGCCCTGGGCTCATCATGGTCCCTTGGTAGTCCGTCCGGCGCCGACGCGTGCCGAGCACCCACACCTGCCCGCCTAGTAATTTAATCAGCGCGCAGACGGCCCTCTGCGCCTGCTTTTCTGGCTGGCGTCTCATGGGGTCGCCGCCAGGCGTCCTATCGCGGCGACGTCGCGCCGCGTGATCCTGAACAGCCTGTGCGCGGTCGCGTAGAAGTGTTCCCGCGCGAGGTGCCAGCCGGCGAGGGCTGGCCCGTGCGCCCACTGGCCAGGGTAGACGACGAGCAGGGTGCGCGGGTGTTGCGCCTTGCGCGCGTCGCCCGTCTGTGGGTCTTCCTCGGGGAGATACCGCTGCGGCAGCGTGTCCGCGCCCGCCTCGACGCACGCCCGGCACTGGCACGGCTCCCGCTCATAGCCCACGGCCGCCGCGCGGTCGTGCTCGGCCGCCTCAGACCAGCTCATCACCGGCGCATCGGGGCGGGCCGTGCGGGGGATCGCGCAAGCCCACTGCGAGGACGTGGGGAATTTGCCATCCTGGTCTCGGAGACGTTCCCACCCGATCCGTACGCCGGCGAGGGGGTAGGCCTTGAGGTGATCCCAATAGGCTTGGATCTCTCGGTCCCGTTCGTCCTGCCGGTACGCCCGATGTTGCTTAGACGCCGCGAGACCATCAAACATCTCGCGGAATGTCGGGTAATCCTCCTCAGTCATGCGCCATCCCTCCCAATCCGCGCCATCCGATCGGTGTAGGCTTTCGCGTCCGCGATCTGCTTCGTCCGTAACGCCGCGTCCGCCTCTTCTTTCGACGGTGCCCGGAGCTCGGCGTCAATCTCCGGCGCCAGCGCGAGGAATTGCGCCGGCGTGCCCGGTTTGAGCCGCTGCGGGTGGACGAGAAACGCCCGCAGCATCCGCTCGAGGTACGCCGCGTCGGGCCAGCCCGTCACGAGCGCGCACGCCGCCGCGTAGTCCCGGACGGGACGCACGAGGTAGCGCGCGCCTCGGTGAACTTCCGCGTAAATCTCCGGGTAGCGATCGAGCAGTCGCCCCGCCGCCTCGGCCACGACATCGTTTGTGTAGCCCGTGCTCCGCTCCATGTCACCTCCGCTTCTGCGTTCGCCCGCGCCGGGACTTCTTTCCCTGACCAGCCGTTCCTTTTAGCGGAATCGACCAGCGCGGGCCAGTGATACCAGACCCCTACACGACGAAGGTCAGGTCGGGGAGGAAAAAGTCCCGGCGTTGAATCCTGGCTCCCCTTCGAAAGCGGCGCGGTTTCGCTATCGCGCCACGCGGCCGACAGTTGATGGTCTAGTCGTCGGCGTCACATGCAGGCGCTCACACCGTTCGTGAGCCCTGGCGTGGTGAGTGTTGACGTGCAGATTGTGGGGGGGATACAATAGGCGCGCCGGCCTGAAAATGGCCGTGCGCGGGTTGTGCCCTTACACAACTTGCATGGACCGGCGGGGCTTACACCTCGCAGGCCGGCACTTTCACTCCCTCATTCTAGCGATTCACACGCGCACGTCAAGTCTGTTTCTTGATGACGTTGTCGCCACCGCTCAACCCAACACCGCACGCACCGGAAGATCGTCGCCCTCGCGTCGAGCGAGACGCAGAACCACGGCGCCCCGCACGCGCACACGTGCCGCTGCCGGTTGGCGTCAAACATCGCCCGCCTCATGCGTTCGCGCCCACGCTTTCGCGTCGCGTAGGAGAGACCGCCACGCGAGGATCTGCCAGCGCCCAGCATGATAATGGCTCACGGCGTACATTGGGTGTTCTGCGCCCGACGGCATCCTGAACCCCACGCGCCTGATGCGCCAAGCGTGCCAGTGATACTCTACAGGCAAGCCACTGAACTTCACGCCCGTCCAGGCGTCGCTGTGTTTACTCATCGTCCCTCCTGTTCGCGTTGAGGCACACCAAGATCGCCACCACCCCGAGCATCAGCAGCACCACCGCGAGCGTCCAGATCGCCGTCATTTGGCGCGCTCCGCGATCATGGCGTCGGCCACGTCGTACGCGCGCTGCGCGCAGTACGCTGGTGTGAGACGCGCTGAGGGGTCCACATCCTGGAGTAAACAGACCGTCTCCAGCGCCTGCCCCGCGAACCAGTCGCGCAGGGTCATACCGTCCTGCTCGTACTGAATGCTTTCGCTGTAGCCGAAAGCCGTTCGCGGCCTCGGGAATGCCGGCCCTCCGTCGTCGCGTGTCGGTATTGACATGTCATCCTCCTGGATTCATTGTTGACTGCACCGGCTGTGTGTGTGAGACTCTCCCAAGTCGCGCGCGGCCTGCCCTCCACAGGCGGCCTGCCGCGGGGGCTGGGAGTCCTCACCTCCTTCCGGCCCCGTTTTTACCGCACCCGCACGTAGACCGGCGCGCCATCCTCAGACGCCGCCAGCAATCCCTCGACGAGTCCAAGCCGGTGTTCTGTGATGTCCCGATGGTGCCGTGCGCACAAGTGCAATTTATTCTCCGCCAGCGCTGATGCGCCGCGCCCGCGCCGTCCATGTCCACCGAGCAAATGGTGGACTTCAGTTGCCCGCCGTGGACAGCGCCCTTCGAAGATCACGACACATTCACAACGCCCATCACTCCGCGCCTTCACACGCGCGCTTTCCGCGCGGTCCCAGGCTATGCGCCGCTTACGCGGTCTCGGTGGAGGCTTCGGGATAGCCGGCATGGCGCAGACACTCCAGCTCTTCGTTCGGCAACGGAATCATGACCCCGTGTTCCGTCGCCGCCCAGGGGATCACCCAGTCGATGAAATACGCGCAGTCCTTCGTGCTCATCTCTGACGTCTGGAGCCGGATCGGGATCGGGTTCCCTGTGACCTTCGACGCGGTCCAGCCCCAGCACTCGCCCATCAGATCATGCTTCACGCCCTGGACAGAATCGCCGAAGTGCTCCGCCAGCAGCTTGAAGACGACGCCATGCAAGTACGCGTTCTGGTCGAGGCTCCGCTGGCTCTGCCGCTTACGGACGATCAGTTCCAGTCCCTCGACTGTGCCGAGTTCCGCCATATCCGCGCGGAAGCGCCCACCGTCGAGCTTCAGCGCGCCGTGGTCGAGGCGGCAGGGGTAGACGTGCGGCAGCATGGCACGGCTCAGAACGGAATGTCGTCGTTGGGGTCATCCACGCGCGACGGCCGGGGCAGGTTGGCCAGAAGACGATCCGACAACGATCCAGCACGCGGCGGCGGCTCTGCGTGGTCATCGAACCGATTCGCCGCCGTGCGCTCCTCTTTCGGCCGATCTCTAAGAATGCGCCAGTCAGGCTCTCGTGGGTTCTGCTTCTTATTGTTGCGGAACACCACGACCTTACCAACGCCCTCAACGTTGCCGCTCATGTACGGCCCCTTCGTCCCGGTCTTCTCCCATAGCGCGCCTAGTTCATCAGGATTCTTTGCCACGTCTCCCTCCTCCTACGCCCGTCACCGGCGTGGGCGTGTCGCTCGACAGCCCGCGCTCGACGAGGCGCCCGTACGCCACGACCCCGCCCTCGAAACGACCACACACCACGAGCTGCTCCTCCTCGGTGGGGAGACGCCATGNAACCAAGCCTGCGAACACGCGNAACCGCACACGCAANACCNCGCCGGCCTNGATGCCCGTGCCGGCCTCGATGCCCNNGCCGGCCTTGATGCCCGTGCCGGCCTTGATGCCCGTGCCGGCCTTGATGCCCCGGCCGGCCTTGATGCCCGTGCCGGCCTCGATGCCCCAGCCGGCCTCGATGCCCCCGCCGGCCTCGATGCCCCAGCCGGCCTCGATGCCCCAGCCGGCCTCGATGCCCCCGCCGGCCTTGATGCCCCCGCCGGCCTNGATGCCCNNGCCGGCCTCGATGCCCCCGCCGGCCTCGATGCCCCAGCCGGCCTCGATGCCCCAGCCGGCCTCGATGCCCCCGCCGGCCTTGATGCCCCCGCCGGCCTTGATGCCCGTGCCGGCCAGCGCGCGCACCCGCCCTCGCACGCGCAGACGGAGGAAGCGCACCCATCCGAGATCGGCCGCGATCTCGAGGTGCGCGTCGAGCACGCGGGCGCCGCTCAGGTCGTGAGCCCCCACGTACTGCCCGTCCTGAAAATCTGCCGCCGTCAACTGCACGGTCCGCAACTCGGTCATCGCTGGCTCAGCCACGTCTCACCTCCATCATCGTCCGCAATGCCGCCTCTTCGCGGTCGCACTCCGCGAGGAATGCGACCACCTGCGCCTCGTACTCCTCGAACTGCGCCGGGGTCCGCGTGAGCCGCACGATGTGCAGTTGCAGCGCGTCCGGCAGCCGCGGGTCGAACGACACGAAATCCATCCACGCCCGGCCCGTGATCCACAGCTCGTGCGTGTGCTGCGCCCAGTGTTCAGCCGGCTCGTCCCTCTCACGCAGATAGCCGACATGTGTGGCCGATTTGGGGCACTTGATCGACACCGCGCCATCGTCACCCACGAGGCCGTCAGGCGAGACGCCCGCCGCCAGCGTGTCGTGTGCGCAGAACCCCACCGTCTCCACGAGCTGCCCGGTGCGGCCTTCGTACGCCGCGCGCGCCATCGGCTCCTGGTCGATGCCCCACTGCATCACGGCGTTGAGATACCCGTCTTCCTCCGGCCGGCCGGTGAGGCGTTCCGTGACGAGCACGAGTCGGAGATCGCGTCGCGCGGCGGCCTCGCCCGTCTTAATCTTCGCCAGCATCGCCTTGGCGCGAGACCCCGTCAGGCGTCCGGCCCTCATCGCCCTCCACTCGTCGGTACGCTGCGCGCAGTCATGGATCGTCATTTCGCACCCCCCCCCGCCGCCGCCTGACGCCGCGCCTTGAGCGTCGCGGTCCACTCCGGGTACTGCTTCACCACGTACGCCCGGTAGTCCGCGCGCGACGCCGCGAACGCCTGCGCCAACCGCGTCCGGTCCCCCTCGTCGGCCAGCGCCTCGAGGTTCGTCCGCCAGTCCTCGAACCCTGCCGGCGGCGTCGGGGCCGGCGTCGTCGCGCTGTTGCCGTCGTCGTCTTCCTCGCCCACCGCGACGTTGAAGATTGCCTTGAGCAAATACCGCGCGCCGTAGCTGGTCGCCGCCCCCACCGCGTGCGTCCTGGTCATGACGTCCCCGCCCTTCGCGCCCTTTCCGTCCGCGGGCATATCGAGGCGATACGTCCGCTTGTGCCCGCCCTCGTGCGTCACGTAGCAGAGCACCCGCACCTCGAGCTCGTGCGGGGCGTCGCCCGTGTCGAACGAGAGCGCGAAGCCGTGCCGTGTGTAGATCGGCCGCAGCGCCCGGTCGAGCGCGGCGTAGGAGGCATACCGGCTCTTGGTCTGGGGGTTGTCGGCATCGGCCGTCACCGGCCGCATGTCGGCCTGGGCGGCCGACATCGCCGCGTTGAACTGCTCCTCTGCGCGCCGGGCGGTCAAGCGCTCGTGCAGCGCCATCAGCCGGTCGAGCTTGTCTGCGTCCACCGACGGGTCGCGTGCGAGCCGCTCGAAGAGCGTCGTGTCCGGGGGCGTCGCGTCAAGACGCGGCGCCGGCATCAGTGTGTCTGTCATCTTTGAGGCCCCCCACAAGCCTCGGTCGAAGAAAGAATTACGGCGCCCAGCGGCGCAGCGCGTCGGCCTGATCCGCCGCCGGCCGGTCGATAAAGTCCAGCGCGAGGCACTCGATCACGTCCGCGTCGGTGCAATACGTGGTCCCCTTGACCAGCTTCAGCGCCGCGCGCACCGACTCGAACGCCGCGCTGCTCTGCGGCCCGAGTCGCGCCTGGACGCGGTCGCCCCCGCGCTTGTCCCGGCAGATCGACCGCCAGCCGCCGCGGCGCTGCGCCTCAGTCACGGGAGTGAGGATAGTCTATTCCCGGCGTGGTGTCAACCTGCTTCTTTTGGGGCCAGCTTCGCGGATGCCGGCGGTCCCAGTCCGCCCACCGGCAGCGCGGGGCGCAGAATTTCTGGTAGAAGGTCCGCGGCGTGTAGGGCCGCGCGCAGTCCGGGAATGCGCAAGTCCTGGTTTCCATATCGTTCAGCGTTGCTACTGCCGTTGCAATGCACGTATAGCCTATCACACGCGTTTCCCCGCCGCCACATCACGGCCGGATCGCCGTCCGCCGCCGTGTGATCTTCGAGGGGTCCCGGTTGGGCCGCACCGCTATGGCCGCCGGCTCGGCGAATGTCGCCGCCCGGTCCGCCCGCAGCTCGGCCGGCGCGAAGCCCCGCGCAAGGGTCGAGCACGGCCCGCAGTCCGGGTTGTCGCACCGCACGAAGCAGCAGCCGCGTAGGTCAGAGCCGGAAGAAGGCATGGCCCCCCACCCGCGCGACCGGCACCTGTCCCGCCGTCCACGCCGGCGGATGCCGCTCGAGGAGTGTCCGCGTGAGGTAGTGATTGGCGCGCTCCACGCGGTCAAGGAGTTGCCCGCCAATGATGCCCTCGGCCAGATACAGGCACTCGCGCAGCATCGGGTTGAGCGGCGTCGAGGACCGGATGGCGAAGTCCGCGAGGAACAAGGCGGTGAGCTGCATCAGCTTCGCGCGGTTCGGGTCGCTGGAATTCCAACAGGAGAATTGCCACGTCTGCAGGCAGACGCCACAGTAGGTGTCCGGCCAGCGCGGATCGCGCACCCGCTCGCGCACGACGCACCCGACGGCGATCCGGCCCTCGACGGCTTCGCCCCGCGCCTCGGCCCACATGGTCAACGCGAGCACCTGGTGGTCAGAGAGCGCGGCGAGGACGTCAGGCACGGCACGCCTCCGCCTGTTCTGCCCGCCATGCCGCCCAGCTGTCATCTGTGGCCTTATGGTGCAGCCAGCGCGGATGCTCCGCCTTCGGCTCGAACGGCGGTTTGTGATATCGGCAGCGCGAGCACAGCGACACCACGCAGCCAGCCAGATGTTCCCCACAGAAATACAAGCCGCAGCCTCGGTCGCCACCCTTCGGCTCCCCGCCGCAGACATACGACAACCCGCGGTCGATTTCGCGCCGGCATCGAGGATGGTCGCACCAGGCCGGCACGCCGTACCCGATGTCGCGGCCCCAATGGGCATCGTAGCCAATGGACCAGCTCACCGGAACGCCTCCGCCTGCGGCTTCCAGGTCCCATCCGCCCGCCGAATCCCGAACCGATTCAGCGGATCGCCCCCAGCCGCGTCGTTGAGCTGATAGAGCACCGCGTACTCCGCCCCCATTGCCGCCCAGAACGCGAACTCCGCGCGGATCGTCGTCGCGGCCTCGGCGTCGCTCAGCGCGCGGCACGTCTTCCAGCACCACCAGCCGAGACACTCTCGCGCGGTGTGGAACCCGACCTCGGAGACGCCGAACGGGCGCGGGCCTATGATCTGCCGCAGCAGCCGCACTTCCTCCGTCCGTGACCGCCCCTCATGGCCCTCGTGCGCCAGCCACGCCCGGCGCGGATACCAGTGGACCGCCACGTCCGCCGGCAGGTCGCCGTCGATGGCGCGCAGGTATTTGAAGCCGCGATCGGTGAGATTACTCACCCCGCCACCCCAGAGCCGCAACCCGCGCACGGCCGCCCGCTCGTTCACGAGGCGCAGCTCCAGCCGATACAGCGCCGCCGTCGGCCCCTCGAGATCCGGTTCGTTGCGCCACTCGATCCACGCCCCGCGCGGGAGTTCATCGAGCTGCTCCAGCGCGTAGCACACGAAGAGGCCGCGCAGGCCCGCGTCGTCCACTTCCGCCGTCCGCTCGGCGCAGGCCTCCGGCGTCAGCAGGCCCTCGTTGTTCCGGCCGCCCTGCCGGATGAGCTGGACCCCGCGATCCTTCAGCTCGCCGAGGAGATCGGCGTCGAGCGGGTCCCCGAAGCCGGCGCATAAGCCACGCAAAAACATCACATCCCCCAGGTTCCGCACGTGAAGTCCCACCACGCCCGCGCGGGATTGTTCGACTCCTCGAGCTCCCGCTTGGTTGTTTCATCTGGATAGAACGGGTGCGTGTTGAATCCCTCGCTTTGGAAGTCGGCCGCAAACTTCTCGGTGAGCGCGTGATGTTGGTTGTCGTCGAGATACACATCGCCGGGCTTTTCAACGGACCTGGCGGCACACAGCGCCACGGTCAAGTCGTCAACGCGCCGGAGTCGAATCGCCATCACGCCACCGGCCCATCTGCGAGCCGCTCATGCTCGTCAAGTGCCGCCTGGACCGCCTTGATGATCTCTTCCACTCCACGCGGGTAGAGACCCATCGGCCCCTCGAGGCGATGGTGCGCTGCGCCGAAGTGTATGTCGACGACGAGGCGCCCCGCCTCAGGCATCGGTCCCTCCCGCCTCCATGATTGAGTTAGTCGATTCCCTTCGCTTTCAGGACACGGTCCAGCGTGCGCTCGCATTCTGGCCACCCAATTTCCTTTCCGTTCGCGGCGAAGAACGTCTCGGGCGAGTCCTTTCCGCCCTGTCCGCAGCGGTCGCACCACGTATGCACCAGCGTGGCTCGTGGCGGGTCGTATTCGCCCCTTAGCGCGTTCGACGCCTTCCGATGGCATCGAGGGCAGAAGACGTGAATCCGGCCCTTCCTGAGCGGCTCGAAACCAGCCCACGGCAACCGCTCGTCAGGCATCGGTCCCTCCCGCCTGCGCAGGTAGTCGGCCCCCGCATGCACGGCAGCGCGCACCATCCGGCGTCCGGTCGGTGCATTCGCACGGAAGATCATCCGACAACCGTTGCTGGATGACGCGCACGATACGCAGCCCAGCCGCGTCGAGCGGTTCGTCGAAATTGCCGAATAGATACCCGCCGCGAAGACTCTTGCGCAAGTCGCGCTCCAACGCGGCACAGCGCTTGTCAGGCATCGGTTCCTCCCGCCCCGGCTCGGTCGACCCGCTCGCCGCCTCGCATGAAGCCCTGTTCGAACGCGGCCCACAACGATCCTTCCGTGTGCGCAGGGTTCGTCGCCCAACTCAGGGCGTTCAGGTAATCCGCCGTGTTCTGGTACTTCAACCACGCTTGCATCAGTGGTCCATTCGGGTCTGCTGGTGTCTGCTCGCTCATCGTCTCACCTCCCGGTGTCGCCGCACCTGCCGCCGCTCGAACTCGACCAGCGCCGCGTATCCTAGGGCGTTCCGCGCCAGCCGCCGCTCACGCCGCACCCACCACGCCGCCACGTTGTACACGAGGCACCCCAGGGCCAGCACGCCCAACGCCGCGTGCCAGCCCGCCTTGACCCGCTCAGCCTCGCCACGGGAGAGCATCGGCCGCCGTCACACGCCGAAGCCCGCCGTTCGGCATCCGCTCGTACATCCGGCCCTTGAACGGCCCGTTCTTGACCGTCACGATGACGGGCTCGACCTCCGCGATCTGGTCGTCTGGGACGCCCGCCAACGCGGCTGCCTCACGTGTGGGATACAGGTCGCCGTTTCGCATGTCCATTACGCTACGCCCCTTTCTCGTCGTGCCCTTGCGTTACCGAATCACGCGCGCCTTGACCATCACCAAACACGACAGCCAACCGACGCCGAACCCGACGCCGAGCAGCAGCCACGTCACCGTCTCACCTCCACGGCATACTCCCACCCGTCCGGGAGCGTCATCGCTGAATCGCCAGCAGGCGCGTGGTCGGACGATCGACAATTGCACCGTACGTGCTCCACCCGTGCTGCCACTCGATCTGCGGGTCGCCAGTCACGCCGAGCACGAGCGTCACGCCGCGGCCGCCGTTCACCCGCGAGTAACAGCGCAACGCCGCCGTCGTGTCGAATGATTTGATCGGCGAGTCAGACCAGCCGGCGTTCTTGAAGTTGCCGTCGTCGAGGCCGTGATGCCCCACCAGCGTCCAGCCGTGCTGGCGTTCATCGAGCGCCGACTGCTCCTCCGGCGTCGGTAGCATCCAATACCGCCCGCCGTCGTAGTGGAACGTGTCGCCAAGCCCGCAGATCCGGCAGAGCGCCCCGAGCGCGAACTGCCGATCGCGGTCGAGATCGTCTCGGCGCGGCTCGTCGTTGACCACGAACTTCCCCGTCGCCTCGCTGAGGTTCCAGCCTTCCTTGGTATGCCGGACCCAGCGCCACCCGTTCTCTCCATCACTGCGGTCGAAGTGGACAGGCACGTAGTCGCCGCCACCTAAGACCGCGGAGTCGTCCGAGCCGTTATGCGTCGAGCCCTGGGCATACACGCCGCCCGTGACGCCAGCGTATCTCCACACGCGATTTCTCCCCGCTTCGGATTGCGTCTCGTGGAGCGGCATCAATTCGTTCCCGCCCTCAACGAGCAAGTTCGGCGTCGTCTCGACCATCCCGCGCACGCGGTCGAGATGTCCTTGTGTATCGTAGGCCCGCACGGCGCTATCGATAATCGCCACCGCCTCGATGTAGATCCCTCGAGCGGCTGCCAGTCCACAGAGGCGAGGGAGAAGCGACAAGCCAGTATCAGGCGAGAGGTCGAACAGATTCGCCGCGGTCGTGAACACCCGCACGACGTTCCGCTCCTGCGCTCGCGCCCAATCGAGATACCACACGACGTCGTCTTCGGATTCACGCAGCCGATAGAGCAACCCGAACCCGCTCACGCCTTGCCAGAGAAACCGCGTGCCGTCCTCACGCCGCAGCCATCTGCCGCTACGATGGAGGCGCTGGATAGGCGGCGCGGGCGGGACGAGCCCGAGCCCCTCTTCAAGCCCGCGCAAGTGCTTCACCCTCGCCGCTTCAGGCTCCATCCCCGCGCCGATGTCGTAGGCGGGCCGGCTGAACCACCGGAACGCCTCGCCCCCGGCATCAGGAAAAGGCTGGCCCGCCCGCTCGTAGAGCGCCGCGACCTGCCGCGTGTACGTGACCCAGAACTCGCCGGGCTGTTCCGAGGGGTAGGGATAGGCCATCGCTCACACCTCCAGCCGAGACGATAGCCGAATGCGAGGAAGGTGTCAAGATGGCGGGCGTGCTACCTGATGAGCCCGGCAATCGGCAGATACGTGATGATCCGCAGGGCGATGTTTAGGATCGGGATCAGCACCAGCACGACCTCAGACGGAATGATGTCCCCAAATTGTCCGTTGGCCACGGCGAGCACGGCCATGATGATGTTCGACCAAAACGTCTTCGATTGCAGTAAGCCTTTGTCCATGTCATCCTCCGTCTGGTTAGCAGCCATCCGCCGGCGTCTCGAACGCCGCCGGATCAGCGAGATCCGAGCGCTGGCGGTACTCCTGGAGAATCCCTTCGTGCCGCTGGAGCACGGCGTCGCTGTCGTGATGCCCGTCGCGCAAGTGGCCTAGCTCCTCCTCGACCCGCGTCAGCCGGTCCGCCAGCGATCGCATCCAGCAGTCAATCCGACCGCTCCACCGCGCGATGATGGCAATATGCACCACCACCGCGAGCGTCAGTCCCGCCATCGAGAGCACCACCGCGACATCCATCACGCCGCCTCCGTATCAGACAATCCGATCCCGCTCAAGCCGCCGCAAAATCGCGTAGAGACTCTGCCGATCGATCAGGGTGGCGTATTCGACGCGCCGTTCCGGTCGGGGGTCACCAGGCCGCACGCCGAGGCTCACGCGCATGATCGTCGCGTTGAAACTCAGGCCCCAGTGGTTTACCGTCAGTGGTTTGCCGGACCGGTACCGCCAATCGAACGCCACGAATCCCCCGCGAATCAAGGGGTCTTTCCGCGTCGTCAGTTCCGCGTCGCCGCGGTCTTCTGCGCCGGCGACTGAGAGTCGCTGGTCCTGCACGAAATGCTCTCGGACCCCGTAACTCGCCTGCGAGGTGGTGTCGTTCCTCGTGACCAAGATTGACAACGATGCACCAGACGGCAGATAGCGCGCGAGCGCACCAGTGCCAGACGCGGGAACCCCCGCAAGCATCGGAGCGGCGGAGACTGCGGCCCCAGCCGACAGGCCGGTTAGTAGCGCGCCAGGGCCATAGGCCTCAATCGTGCCAGTGGCCGGAGTCGCTGGAGTGCCAGACACCGCGTACGTGAAGGTGTTGGCGCTTGTCACGGTGATTTCATAGGTGCCGTTGTACTCCGATTGCGTCGCGCCCGCAACCGTCACATACCAGCCCGTCGTGTAGCCGTGCGTGGTGATCGTGGCCGTTGCGGTTGACCCTGAGCGCGTGATGCTCGTGACGCTTTTCTTTGCCGGAATGCCTGTCAGGGTCGTGCTGGAAATGCCGGTGTATCGCAGCAGCGCCGACCCGGACCGCGCCCAGCCGGCAGTGGGGAATCCAGAGACGGTCGTCAGCGTCAGGCTACTATCTCCAGCCAACGCCCCAATTGTTGCCTCCGTCAGCGCGAGTCGCCCGAGCGAGGCGTCCGGCAGGTTGTCGGTGAACGTCGTGGTCGTGTTGTTGTCGATCGAACCGATATAGTAGAAGTCCGTCGTCTCGCCCGCCTTCGTTCGGTAGATGACCCGCTGCGTGATGTCGGCTCCTCCGGTCGGGATACTCGTGAGGCTGACGGCGTGGCCGCCAGCCGTCGTTGCGAGCGGGGGGGAAATCCCGAGCGAGGTATCTGGAATCGTGTCCGTCATGGTCGTGGTGGAATTATCAGAGATTTGCCCCACAAAGAAATACTCTGAGCCGCCGGACTTTGTACGATAGACGCGGCGCCCAAGCACGCCCGTTGGGCCTGTCGGAATATTACTGAGGTTCATCGCATACGCGCCTGCTGTATCGAAATTAGGTGGCTCTCCGCCTAATTGTGCATCCGCTGCTCTGTCCGTATAGGCTGCGCTGGCGTCAACCGTGGCGACAAAATAATACGGTCCAGTACTCGTTCCACCGACGACGGTACGATACAACTTGAACACCGCGCCGGACGGAGGATCTGGAAGGCCGCTCGCCGCGAATTCCACCGCATTTTGGCTGCCTGTCAACGTGACCGCACTTGAGGCGGTTGGCGCGATCAGCGTCTCGCCAGATGGCGTAGAGAAGGTGTATTTGTAATAGTACGTCCCCAACGCCATGCTGCCGGTCGTCAGATGATTATTGACGACTACCCATTGAGCGGAGGACGGATTGATTGTGGTGCCGCTGGCGGTCGCGCTCGCCGTCCCTCCTAGAGTTTCCCCGAGCGCCGTCACGAACGTGACTTTCCACTTATAGTTGTTCGTCCCAACTACTAGGCCGCCCCACACCGTAGAACTGACACCAACGCCCGGAGCGCTAGGAGATGCGAAGGCAGACGGACTCACCGATGCTGACGTCCCCGGCGTCGTCTCGCCGGCCGCATTCGCGAACGAGACTTTGTAGTAGTACGTGCCGCCGAGCACCCCAGCCGATCCTTCCGCGAGGCTTGGCGCTGACCCTGGAGAACTGGCCGTGCTCTGTAATCGCCCGGCTGAGCCGCCAATGGCCACGCCCGTGTACGTCAGCGTCTCGTGCGTCGGCGTCACGACAGACCCGCCGTCGGCATCGAACACCGTGGCGTCATCTACCGGAATTTGTGCCGTCCCAGACGCCACGCCGACGAGCGATGCGCTGCCTTGCCCTTCGACATAGATACGGTTTCGCACCTGCGACACGTCTTGCTCGTATGTCACATCGCGACGGATATCCGTATTCGAACTGTCGATGTCCGCTGGAATGTCTACGGTCTCCGCCGTGACGAAGAAATGTAGGTCGCTATCATCATCAAGGTACCAGAACGCTCCAACGAGATTCGCCACCTGCGTGAGCGCGTCACTGACGCGCGCCATCTTAAACTCGGTCTCGACGCTCGCGAGCCCAGATTCGAGGTTGGCTCGCGTGATCCCGCTCGTGTAGGTATCGATCAGGTCCGTTACGATGGCGGTCGCCGATTGGCTCCCGTAGGATTTCGTGACGAGGAGGGCATCGAGCGTCCGCGTCGCGTCGACCGCCTGAATCGCGTAGACGATCCGCCCCTGGTCGGCCCGCCAGCGCAGGCGCCGGACGCTCGTGATCGTGCCGGCAAAGAGCGTCTTCCCGCCGTCAGGCTCATAGATGAATCCGACCTCGATGGACTGGTCGATCGCTGGCGTGAAGCTGAACACCTCCAGGGAGAGCGTATTCGGCTGTTCATTGATCTGGTCGACAATATTGAGGCTGGAGAGGTCGAAGGCCTCAGATCGGTCCACCCCATTGACGACGAGCGTCCAGGTCTCAGGCTGCCCGCTGAGGAGAATCCGGCCCCCCGTCTCGAGGAGGAGCCGGTCGCCGTCCTCTTTGAGGAGGACCGCCATCAGGCCGCCTCGTAGAAGCCAGAGATCGCCAGCGCATCGCCGGTCGCCCACGTGATTGGACTGCTATGCGTCACCGCCGCCCCGGAGGTGTCCAGTTGCGCGAACCCGATCGTTGTCGTCGAATTCAAGAAGGCCCCCAGTCCGTAGTAGCGCGTGCCGGCGTCCAGTAGGCGCGCGAACCAGCTCCCGCCAGACGACGCCGCGGCCGTGACCGGCAGCGCGAACGAATAGCTGCCGTCGCCGGCGGCCGAGGTCGAACCGAACACCCAGCTGATCTGGAAGAACACGATCGTGCCAACCTGGAGGTACCTGCCCGCCAGCGCGCCATTCCCGATCGTCGGGTTGGTGACAGTGGCCGTGAGCGTCGGCGTGTAGCTCGCCCATTTCACGACGTTTGCGAGCGTCGTACCTTTCGTCTCTGGCGTACCGCTCGGATCGTTGACGAAGACTAAGAGATCGTCGGTCGACAGCCCCGCCGTATGCGCCGTCAGTTCGGTAATTTTCTGGTCGGCCATCAGATGAGCGCTCCCTGCCCGTACCGTCCTGCGAGTTTCGACGCGACTTGATCGGCGAGCCGCGTGAGCACCGCATCAGACTCGAAGATCGCACCCTTCGCGTCGATATTCACCGTCGTGCCGCTTCCCACTGGCGTGGTCTGCGACTGGTAGCCCAGCAGCCCGCCGGCGCCATAGACCGGCTTGCCGTAGTCCGGCAGGAAATACGGGCCTTGCCCGCCGCCTCCCCCGCCCCCGCCGTACATCGGATACCCCCCGCC